CCTTACCCTGATTGTTTAGCAAGTTTAATGCACGTTGCAATAGAGGCTTTGCGAATCCAGTACCACAGTTCACACCAGTATCTAATAGTTCTTCGGCCACGACTGGACTAATAACATTTATTTGGTCGAAACGTGGTGATAACCAATATTGCTTTTTATAAATTGCCTTTGCAGTTTCTAGTGGTAAATCTCTCATGTTGCCTTTAAAACCATTTGCACGTGCAACCGCTTCGGTAATTCCATATTTTGTTGCACCACCGCGATCAGCAGGATTATTTACATATCCACCTTCACGCTTAATTAACTCATCAAGATATTGTTCGATATTCATGATTAGCCACCTGTAATATCATTTTTGGACTTTTTAATTTCTTTGATCACTTCGACAATGGTCTTGCCTTCTTGTTTATCAATAAAATTAAAAACCCACCTGATCAAAGCCCAGCCCGGCAAGCCGCAGACAAAGAAAAGTCCGCCTATGGCGAACCATCCCCACGTGTCAGTTGCCCAAGCATGTAAACTAAACTTCATAATAATTAGTGAACCACCCGCTAGACTTGACACAACCGTACATATCAAACCAACTGCCCACTCTTGTGGTGAGCGTGGCATGCGGGTCATCAAGACAACTGCTGCAACCAAAGCAACTGCTAAAGTCACCATGATTGCCACCCCATAAAACTTTAAAATCGCAGCAAAGCCACTTGTGGAAACTGGTTCCATTTATATCTCCAGATTATTTCGGCAATAAAAAAGCCCTAACTTATTTAAAGCTAGGGCTTGTGATAGTTTGTTGTGTATTAATTCACTGGTTCAATTTCTTGCTCAGGCTTGGCCAACTCTTGCAAACGAAGAGTAATCCATCGGCTTTCAGGGATATCGCGTGGTTTCGATAAATTCGGGACAACATCACCCGTTTCTTCATCAAACTTTTTCGCGTACGTCTTAACAGAAATATCGTTATTGCTCAGTTGTTCATAAACCACAGCGACTAGGACATTACCGTTTGCATCTTTCGGGGTTTCGATATACCAACCTTCTTGCGCAAAACCTAGTGAGCCTTTGACGAGATAATCGCCGATTCCTGATTTTTCAAAAGTGATCGGCTGTTGATCTGCCTCATCATTAAGCTCAATTTTGTCTGAAAATAAACTTACAATTGGAGACGCACCTTTGATGAACCCATTTGCATCTTTGGTTGTATTCCCTGATGTCAAAAAATTGTACCAATTTGAAAAGTTTTCAGACCATCCTGCCCGTCGAAATGCGGGAGTGTTGTTGTTAATCGGTAGAGCTAATTGAACTGCATTTGTGTAAATACCGTCATCACCCGATGCAAAATTTAATACTACACCACCAAAACCATCCACAGGGTAACCATTAGCAATACTTCCGCTCGCACCCGAACCTTGTGAACCAAAATATGCATGCTTTCGGATATCTTTTAAATTCATTGCACCCAGATCGTTCAACATAATGCCGCCATTGAACTGCGTCGGAGTTTTATTAATCCATGTTTGAGCACGGCCATTGTATGTGTATTTACGACCAGTGAAACTGCTTAAATCTAAAATGGCTGCCCAATTTGAAACTCTAACTTTAAAATCAGAGGTGTCGTCAGGAAAACCAACCCCAACCCAAAGTGGACTTTCGTAGTTAAATGTACCGCCATTAACCCGCACCGCATCGGCAAACACACCTGAGTTTATGTTGGCAATTCGACCACCACGTAAAGTTACAACACTATCTGAATTATCTATATCGATTAAACCTGTGTATGTTTCATGACGATATTTATTGTTAATACCATATATGAAACTAGGATTATCAATAGTAACCCAAGAGTACCCAATACGCACTAAATTATACGCGTGAATACCCTCAATACCACAACCTGTCATAGTTAAGTCTGAACTAGTGATGTGATATGCAGCGTCAGCAGGTGCACCTTCTTCACCAATATGCTCCGCACAACAATTGATTAAAGATGAATAAGTTAAGTTGTGAAGTCGGAATGCTGAGTAACCCGCTTTAGTTTCTTTAGACCAACATGTATTTAGGGTATTTGATGTACCAGTTCCGATATAAAAACCACATTTAGAGTGCGCTTCACATCGTATCCAATTAATCATCCATAAATCTTCACCATAAAATCCGTATTCACCACCTTTCGCTACCACGTTTTTTAGTGTTGACATGCTGATATAGGGCGCAAAAAATACTTTTCCGACATCTTCGCCCGCAACTTGTTCTTTGATAATCGTAATATTTTCAATGTCAATGTAGCTGTACCAACCATACCCAGCTGCAAACACAACCGCACAGTCTTGGTCGTAATTGTACGGATTACCCGCAGGATCTGTGCGTCCTGTTATTCCTGTTGTACTCGATGAATATTTCGTGATCTTTGCGCCATTTCCTTTGATTTTTTGACCTGTGAACAGCTCAACTGGCTTACTAATTCTGTAATTCGCAAAAGCATCACATTCAACTTTTATCCCAGATTTAAAGACTTTTTGCAGTTGTAAATAATCATCGTGAGTATTGTCTCCGTAGCACCCCGCTTGTTCTGGTGTTACGGTGTTGTTTTCAACCTGCAAAACCCATCCATTTATACATAGAAAGCCATCGTTTTCGTTTTTTCTGCTGTCGTTATATATGCGTGTTCCGCCACCTTTGAAAGGTTGTGCTAAAGCTAAGTTTTCGGGTTTATGATAACCTTTAACATAGGCTGTTCGACCATTCCATTTTTCTAAATCAAGTAAGTCTGCAACAGTCTCGACATTGATTGTGAAATTACGAATCTTTTCTGAGAAATTACTTTGAGTAAAAGCAAGGTCTGCATATAGATCAGTATAGATAATCTTGCCACGCTTATTTCGAACAGTTATTGAGCAGCGTTCACCAGACACATATAGTTTCCCTGCTCGGCCATAATATGATAAGTATCCATTTCTTGTACGAATAGGTTGAGCAGCTGGAATACTTAAATCTTCATCCCAAAACACAGGAATCGGGTAAACTTCAGGATTTTTACCAGCTTCACCTATATAAATGTAGCCAGCGTCTAAAGGATGCCCATCGATATCAGAGAACAATGGGTATGGGGTTTGAATTTTGCTACTCATCAATCTACTCCGATTCTTGAGTTCTTTTTTTCAATCTGGAAAAGAAAAACCCCACATTTAGCGGGGTTCAGTTATTTGTTTAGGTTATGAATTTGGACGGGATGGATTTAGAGCTTTCATGACACGAGCTCTGACCTTATTATCCTTAATATGTTTAGTGGCTAGTCGCAATGCTGTAGCAACGGGCGCAGGGAATCCAGACAGGCCAGACATGGCAATATCCATTGCTGCAGCTAGTGTTGCAGCAGTATTGCTATGATTAATTGCAGCAGATGTTGGCGTAGTAAATAACGTTTTAGATATTTCGTTAATTGCCCGAAGCTTTTCTGCACCTTGTGGACCAAAGATATAATCAAGTTTCCCTGCATCATCTAAGCGCTTAATCGCTTTATTTAAAGCTGCGGCACTTACCATTTGATTGCCCTGTCCATCAGGTGCAACGCCCGCAGTAGCAGCTTTCTTGATTTCTTGAAGCGTTTGCCCTTGTATGTCACGCCAGGCTTGCTTACCTTCCTCCCCAGAAGTTAGAAGAGTTCGTTTAGCAATCCTAAGATCGTCAAGCGAACCATCATGAATAATGCGTTTCTGAATATCTTCCAGTGCAACACGACGGTCATCTGTACCAGTCCTATTCGTAGTTAAATCTTTAATGATGGTGCGATTTTCCCAATGGTCAGCCATTCGCTTACGTTCATTCCGTGCCGCTTTATAAAGGTTGCCTACAACTGGCTCAACATGTTGGTCAATCATGTCTTTTAGAATTGCTGACTGACGAATGTTTGGCGCTTCTTGATTAGTGTTGGCGTTAATCTCCTGTCGCCACTTCTCCATTTGCTTAATGGTCGGATTATTTGGAATTAGTTCGCCATTTTCTCCACGTCTCGCAATTCCTAGAGATTCAGCAGTACGTTTAGCACTTGTTAAAATTGGTGTAGTTGGTAAATCTGGCTGTGAATTAAGATAATCAATTACTGACATTGGATCATTTTCACCAACTTTTACAGGTTGGGTTAAATCTACTGGGATCTGCGCTTCTTCTGATTTATCTGCTTTCGCATAAGCTACGCGAACGCGGTTTTTATCAGCCTGTAACTGCTTTTGAAGAGCTTTATCTACTGATAAGCCAGCTTCACGCATATTAGTTGCCTGAGCGCCAGTCATATCAATAAATGCATCTAAGTTATGTTGCATAACTTGATGCTGTTCTTCTTGACGTTGACGAAGCGGAGCGCCTAATTCAGCATCTTTAGCCGTTTCAACTTCAAACTTGAGTTGTGCAGGATCACGGGTCATCTGCCCTTCTGTCAACTGAACTGGATAAGGTAGATCTTGAGACAAAGCTTGACGAATAGTTGCCTGATCTACCTGTGCTGCGCCCACATTGGCAGGTGCTGGCCCTCCTGTATCTGGCGCTCTTAATCCAACCATTTCGCCCATACGCTGAATGCCTGAACGAGTTGCATCTGTAACTGCTCGAACTGGCCTTGCAGCCATTTGTCCTGCACGTTCTACTACTGGTGCAACCGCTTGAGCGGTTCGAATAGCTTGCCCTTGTGCAACTGGAGCAACACCGCGTGCACCTTGTCCTGCTAGTGCCAGCTCTCCTAATGCTGGTGTTAAAGCGACTAATGGTTCTGAAATTTCACCTAAAGCTTGAGTGTATTCTTGACCTGCTTGAGTACGTGGCGCATATGTTAGATTTGCTGCACCTTCAGCTGCATTTTGTGAAATACGCTGAGCAGCCTCTGGTGTGCCGAAATTACCTGAAAGGATTTCACGACCAGCTTGACTAATGGTTCCACCAAGCATCCCAAGTGTTCCGCCTGTAGCACCTGTGGCAGCTGATAAAGCAGTTTCACCAACACCTAATGCACGTTGTCCTAATGTTGGCTCAGGTGCAGGTGGCGCCACAATTCCTTGCTCTATTGGTTCTTGAACAATAGTTCCACCTTGATCGAAGTCTGGCAGATTTGACTGATTACGAGATGCTACAGGGAGTTTTACTTTCCTTGCCTTTATATCTGCTTCTAGATCTGCTCTTTGTTGAGAATTTAGACGACCAGAGACGTAAGCATCTGATAAGGCTTGCGGCAACACAACAGGAGGTGGTTTTACTCTACCTGTAAGCTGCGCGCCTTCTGGAAGCATAATCTTCCCTCCACGCACATCATCCTCAAAGTCCTTTTTCTGTTGTGCATTAAGTTTTCCTGATTTATATGCATCATAAACTTTGGCAATTGTTGGAGCTTGTTGGTCTTGCATTTGCGCTTTGACGCGTTGATAAGTGTTTTGACCAACCATTTTATCAACCTCGGCCCAAGACTTTTTTGGTTGCGCATAAGGAGACGAAGGCAATGAAGCCCAAGTACTTCCAGATTTTTGAACAGCAGTTTTAAAGTCTCCCTTCAAAACTGATGGTAAAGCGCCATTTTGTGCAAGTAATGCTACTGCTGCAATATCTTGATTTTTAGGAGAGAAGTCTTTCAAACCAAGCTGCTTCGCAACCCCATTCCAAGTATCTTCTAGGAATTGATATCGGCCAGCAGCAGTGGTTGCATTTTTCTTACCATCTGTTTGGGTAAAACCTTTTTTTACGCCCGGATGCCAAGACAAATCATTTACACGTTCATTCCCAAAAAGAGTGTTATAGCCATGCTTAACCCCCTCTGCATTAGCAATCAAGTTAAGCATTTTCTGCACGTTTGGTGCTTTCAGGAGCTTTTCAAAGTTTTCTCTTGTTGCCATAGCTTTTCCTCGGGCAATAAAAAACCCGATGTATTACCATCGGGTCTAGTTTTTGGGTTTGGGAAAATTCCAAAAAACAAAAAGCACCCTAGGGGTGCTTTATTTTGGCTTATAGTCCCAAAGACTTCCGTTTTCTCCACAATTTCTCTCAATTGCATCCATAGTTACATCCGTGTCATAAGCTCCTTTACGCCACTCATTTATTGCAACTTGTATATAGGCTCTACAATTTGCTGGCAACCCAGACTCATTTCCATAGATAGGTTTAGAGTTCGAGTCTTCATTTGTGCAAGCAACAAAAAATAATAATGGAACTAATACTAATAACTTCATTTAACTACTCTCTTTTTAATGTTCCTAAAGATTCTTTTAGTTTTAGAGTAGTGTCAGTGAATTCAGGATATAAAATTAATAACTTCTGGAAGCTATCATCATTTAATACCACTTTATCATTATATAAATTTTTCAATTCAGCCCTATATTCTTCCTCTCTTTTTATTTGAGACAATCTAGCTTGGTGCAATTCCTTTTGTTGCTTTGCATATTGAGCCTGCTGAGCCATTCTTACCCCATTTTCCCATCCTTCCATTGCTGATTGATAAGGTGGTTGAGCATTAATAGAGTAATTGTTTGGTGGTACTGAATATGCAAATGATGAAATAAGACAAAGTAATATTAAATATTTTTTCATTTATTCTCTCCTCACAAATAAGGAGAGAATATCAGAAAGTTAATTACTGTACAGCTGACATATAACTTCGGGTTCCTGTTGCTATTTGTCGATCAACAGCTTGGTTAGCTTGATGTTTTAATGCTTTACCAATGTTTTTGGATGCATAACCACTAAATGTAGTCCCTGCTGGCACTTTTACACCAAGCACTTCAACATCACGTTTAGTACTTCCCATATTGCCAACTTGGTTGACCCATTCAGCTTGCATCTGTTGATAAGCAGCATCACGTTGATTCATCTTTGCCATGCCACGAAGGAAAGACGCAATCGTTCGTGAATCGGCAGTCTCGGCAGGAAAGCCTTTCATTGCCAATTCAATATCCTTATCCGTTGCAGGACCAGGAGGAAGCATTTTAATCGCTTGTGAATTACGGATTCGAGTGTATTCATTACGCAATTGGGACATAGCGCCCTGATTACCAGTTTGCCCTTTAATCCATTCACTGAATTTACTAAGAGCACCATAACCACCACCAGCAGACTCAATACGATTGGCTAAGTCATTTTGTTGGTTAGCTGATTGTTCCGAGGCCACAGAAGCCAACATAGTCTCATTCACAAGTTTTTGAGCACCATCTGTAAGTTTTACATTTGATGGATTTAACTCTTGAAGTTTTATTGATGTTTCAGTTTCAAGTTTGTCTCGGTCAAGTCGACGTTGCTCAGCCATATTTTGAATCGAAGCATAATTTAGCGCTGTTTGTGATTGAGTTTGATTAATGCCACTTTGAATCTGTTGTGGCTTATAAAGGTTCTCAATGTTTTGACCTTGTGTCTCAGCTTTTGTTTTTGCAGTGTTCGCAGCAATCTGGTTCAACTCATAAGGTTGTTTTTCATTTGCACGCTGCTCATCTCCCAACTTCCCATATATTTCTGCAAATTTATCTGGATTTGTTGAGGCCATTAGCATACCAATTGAAGTTCGAGCAGCCGAAGGATTGTTTTCAATCATCTTGATATAGCCACGAAGAACACCAGCATCTTTCTTATTGCCACTATTTTCATAGGCTGTTGCAGCATCACCCAGTACTTGTTTAGCAATATCAGGCTGATTATTAGCTAGAGCTGCATAAGATTGAGAAGCTAAACTTAATGTATTCTTTCGCTGCCCATCATCCATGGTGTCATAAGCACGTTTAAGGTTTTCAGAAAGCTGCGGGTACATCGTCATAACTTTCGAATAGCCTTCTGGTGTAGGATTGTTTGCAAGATTTGCTAGATCAACATTCATTTGCTGTCTAGCCAACTTATCTTCCTCTGCTTGCTTTAAAGCACGCTGACGATCAGCATATGCTACACCTAACTGTAAACCGCCATTGAACCCTTGTAATGTGGTTTGAACCGGATTAGCTACATCAAGCATATAATTAATAGGCTGTACCATTACTTACTCCTAGAACTTACTTCCAATGAACGCACCACCTAGTTGACCAACAAGATTGCCAATACCAGCCCATTGATTAGCAGATGCTTGACCTTGAGCTAATGCATTACCAGCCTGAGCTGCACCAGATTGCTGCAAAAAGTTGCCAATATTATTAGCAGACTGCATCCCAGCATTACCAACCCCTGCTGCTGCATTCTGACCAATTGAGGTTAAGCCGCCCAAGTTTGAATATTGTTGATTGATTAATTGGTTTAGAAGCTGTGGTCTAAATTGAGAAAGTGCTGCTTGTGTGTTGCCACCACGTAAACCACCTGTAGCTGAGGCATTTTGAAGAATTGCATTTTCGCCTTGTTGCATATAAGTCTGCATAGCTTGGCTATTATTAATTGCATCGATTGCAGCTTGTTGCTTACTGGCACCATTAAGACCAAGTAAATCTTGCTGCCCAGCTAATGCTCCTGTCCCAGCATTCACATACGGCTTCATCAACTCTTGAATGGCATCAAACTGACGCTTTTGTTCATCAATGGCTGCTTGGTTAGACTGAATCTGTGCATCTGCTGCTTGATTAGCTGCATTCTTTTGAGCTTTGGCTGCTTTATTTGATGAGATAAGTCCAAGACCAATGCTGCCTGCTGCTATTGCTGCTGCTGGCATAGGAATTCTCCTTTAGTTAGCCCAACAAGAAACTGATCTAGAAGTCTTCCATCTTTTAGAAATGAAGCTCTATTAATACCTTCAACCTGAAACCCTAGCATTTGTGCGAACAACTTAGCCTTCCTATTATTTTCAGGAATCCAAGAAATGACTTTTTGATGGCTTTCAAAGATGAGTTTTAATATGAGCTTCCCTGCTTCCACTGCCTTTGAACCACGAAGGCTTGGCAATAAACAGGTATGGATTTCAATTGCAATGGAATTATGTTTGATCAGTAAGAAAAGGCCTTGAGTGATGTTATCTTCAACAACTCCAATCCATTCATAACCTGACAAATCTAATACTTTTTCGTTTCTTGTTGGGTCGTCACAAATATCTTTTTGAACATGTTCATTGAGGATGATCTTATTTATTTCTTCAAGATCATCAAGTTTAACTAGGTGCATGATCACCTCATGTTATTTCACGTCCAGAGACACAAATAACCAATGCATTAGCAGCACTTGCTATAGCACTAAAGCTAGAGCCAGGGCCTAAACTATGGCCTACAATTTCATTGCAGAGATATACAGAACCAGCAGCAACAGATTGATCTTTAATAATCTGGTTTGAAGCCCCTGCTGATCCGGTACTGACCAAATGAATGCTGAATGTAACAGCACTAGTTGAGGTATTAGTAATGGTACATTTATCAATTTGAGCTGTAGAATTGTCAGCTGTAAATTGTGTCGTTTGAGCGTTTTCAAGGAACTTAGCAGGGACAAATGATTTAGGTTTTACTGATGCTGCCATTTCACATGACCTCTAAATTATAATTTGGGCAACTTTCGCCCTGATAAACTGGATAGACTGGATCTGATTGAATAGCTTCATATCGAGGCGCTAGTCCAATTTGATCGGGTATGATTGTGATAGGTGCTGGGCTGGTTGCTATTAAATCAATTAGTCTTTCAATATCTGCAATTGATGCATTCGCCATATTTGCTGCGCTTTGAGCAAGCTCTGCGGTTATTTGTGCACCTGAACTTGAATCATCTAGATTATTGAGTTCTGTAGGAATTAATCTAAAAATAGCCTCTAGAGCTTTAAGAATACGTTGGTTTCCACCACACCAGACTTCAAGCTCCTTTCTAGTGGGCGCAATAGGATCAACAATGGCCATAGTTAAACTCCTAAAGGCTCAACCTGCGCCTCTAGTCTTGAAATAGACAATCGGCTCTCAGAAGTTCCTGTAAATTTTTGGATACGCCAGTTATTCATATAACCTTGCTGAAACCAAACCAATCTTTTGTCGCGTTGGCCTGTTTTCCCAGCAGCAATGTATTTTGGATTTGACCATTCGATTCCATCAATTGAGTACTGGGTGCAAATTGTTGGGCTTTCACCAAATATGGTCCTGCCTGGTAAGCTTACTAATTCAAGTTGGTGAAAGATTGCACCATTAGATTCGTTGTATATGATCGAAGTTGAGAAAACCCACTCCACCACTTCATCCCAGTGCTCACCTGATTTATTGGTAAGTGTTCCAATCTTATTTTGTTCAGGATGACCTACAATCCATTTGTCATAGCACCAGACATGGTTCTGAGCTAGATATCTGTTTTCACCAAATCCTGAGCATAAAAAAAACCAGACTTGCTGGTTTGTGGCTTGTGATGCAGCAGCATCATAGACCAGAGTTTTATCTGGTAAATGAACATATAGCCATTGATGACCTTCTAGAATGCGCGACTCAACTAAACAATTTGTTAGCTGCTCTTCTGAGTAATTCCTAAGAATTTGGTCAATTTCTCTAGTAGCAATTTTCTGAGTTGTCCCATTTGCACTAAGATAAATGGAAATTGGCTCATTTTTACCACTGCCTAGAAAAGCTATTGTTTCAAGGAATAAACAACAGGTATTTGCTGCTAAGGTACCTCTAGTCGACATTGCACCATCGATACGACTGAAAGGGAAGTTATCACCGCCAACGTTGTTAAAAACTTCAGTTGTATAGCGGTTTAGTGCATAAACTTCATTACGAAGTTTAAAAAGGGCGTTAATTGGGTCAGGATCAACCTCAGAGGACCCATATTTCAATGGATTTACTTGGAATGGATCATTAAGTTCAGTAATTACCAGATAGTTGCCATCAGTTGTCATGAAGTAGCCATCTATCCAGATAACATCATTCACTGCTCCAAGATCACTATCTTGAACCCTTTTCAATCCAGCTTCTTTGCTATAAAGATATAGATATGGTCTGGAATTAATTGCAAGATAATCGAAGGAATAATCAAAATTACAAATACCAGAACCTAATATTTCTCCTATTTCTGCAACAGACCCATCCTCAAATACCCTAATAAATTTATTACCGGCGACACGATAACAAGTACCATTCCAATTAATGCCACCCCGATCCACACTGGGTAGGCTACCAATCTGTACAATTCCCTCTGCAGGGCGTAAATATCCATTAGCTATTCCATTTTCTTTCGGAACTGGTATTAAATTGCGCGGATATGATGTTCGAAAATCTGAATTTTGATCAGTAAAGATTCCACTTAATATTGGGATTTGCATAAATCACCCCACCCGATACCAAGTCATTGAAAGTTGATCAAACTTCAATTTAAAGAATCCATCAGCAGCAATTGTATTTGGATTTCCAATTAAGGCAGCGCCATTTCCTGCAATTGTTAAGTTTTCAACTTCATGGGAGCTTGTTACCAGCACTTCTTGACCATCACTTACATTCGCAATTAAGGGTAGTGTAATAACTCCATTCGTTATTGATACAGTTGGATTCATTACTAAATATGTTCCAACTGCATTGTTTTCGATTTGAATATTAAAGTCGCTATTGGGATTGAAGGGCTGAATAATTGCAGCAATTGGCTTAACTACAGGAATATTCTCAAGTATCCATTCAAGAACAACATCTTGTGAAACCGAACGAAAGTCTGTGCAATTACCTTTATATAAAACAAACTGGTCACCAACACTCAAGGCATCAGTTTCATTAAGACGATTACTCATTGAAGAACTCCGCATCTTGATTAGGTGTTAAAACTGCATTGTCTTGTTGATTAACAATAAATGGATAACAACGTTTATTCCCTGCACCAGCAGGCAGAGAACATGCATATTTCATTTGAGGTGGATTAGAAACTGCCATCCGCAAGAGGTTTTCATAACCTTCTTTTGCAAGCACTGCTTTTTCTGGAGCTAATCCTTTTCCAAATTTTGAAGCTAATCTTTTGGCTAGATTCAAGTAGAAAGCCTCAATGGCATAGTCTGGAATATTGCTTTCTTGATCCAGATCACTACTATCTGCCTCAGTGGGAAGAGGATAGCCAAGTTGAATTCTTTTAGATGACCACATTGCAGCCATTGCATCCATATTTCGTCTTGCACTTTCTACTTGTTCTGGTTGCAAATCAAAGTCATAAGCAGCCATCCCGATTTCTTCAAAAGCCTGTTCGATAATTTGCCGCTTTGTCCATGACATGATTATTCACCTTCTTTTGGGTAAAGGCTTTCAAGCACATAATTCACAAGAACTTCTTTGCCATCACGTGAGCCATACTTAATACCCTTCTCATCAAGAATTGCTTTTAACTCACCTGCATCCATTGCTGAATATTTGTAGATGTCGTTTTCTTTTTTAAGGGCATTAATTTGCGAGATATACTTACCTTGTGCAGTGGCAAGTTGTTCTTCTAGAAATTGGTTTTTCTTCAAAGCTTCAAGGAGTTCTTCCTGAACCTTTTTAAGTTCACCACTTGAACCAGCCACCTTTCCAACAACTTCAATTTCAGGTTCTTTTAGTTCTGAATAATTAACGTAGCCTTCTTCACGTAAATGCTGTTCGTGATCTTCACCGTCTGCAATCACATGTTCATATGATTCAGTGTCGCCACGATATAAAGCTTTAGGGTATTCATCTGACATTTCAGCCTCCAAAAATGACGACGCCCGCATATAGCGGGCATTGTCGTCACTGGGTTAGATTAGGTTTGGTTGAATAATTCAATACCAGCCATTTCTGGATTTACCATCACAACACCGAACATGGTATCGAGACGATACTTAGTCTTCATTGTGTTGATGTCGTATTGCTTCTGGAATACCAACTCAATTCCCTGATCTGTAGTTGCGCGCAATACTGCTGCACCTGCATTTGTAGGAACTGCATAACGAGCAGGAATCAACTCAATTGCATCACGATGCCAGAATGGGTTCGCATAAGCTGTTGCAGTGTTCAGCATGGTAATTACTACACCATTTGCAGGTGTAGTACTTACGTTCTGATATTGCTTTTCTGCTTCTGAATCACCTTGAGCCGAAATAATCGGAGGAGAAATTACAACCGATGTTGGGCTGTTCACTTTTACAACACGGAAAGTCTTTAACTGACCTGTAGCTTGCTTAGTGATTTGATGAACTGATTCAACGCCCGTGATTGTGAATGCATCACCTTCTTTCAGTGCTCCACCAGTTACTGCAACAGTGATTGTTTGGTAACGGTTGTCAACATTGCTGACTTCATCTGTAGCAGCTTTAGAGGTCGCTTTAGGCACATAGAACTGGTTAGCAGCACCAATCGTCACACCTGTTGCTGTAGCAGCACCTAAGCGCTCAGAATAGTCTAGTTTGAATGCATCAAAACCAGCTACATCACCGATGTATGCACGGTCATAAGCAGTCTGAACTTTACCAACAACGTTTTGGCGTTTTGCTAAGTCACCAGCCATTGAGTTGTAATCGCGAGTTGCTAAAGCAATACGACGATCATTCATTGGGATGCCTTGCTCATTCATGATTGCATCAGCAAGGGCCACATCATCAAAACCAGTAGCTGCACCTGTTCGCTTAACAACTAATGTGCCTTGCAGAGAAGCTACTTTTGTTACTGCAACGTTAATATCAGAAGCAAGCTTCTGTTTTGCAGCATCACCTAAGCGATTTTCTTGCAGTTGGTCTCGAAGCTCTTGAGCGTCCAGAATCCAAGGGCTAGATTTTTTATAACCAATCGTAGCCGGTACAGATAATTGTGTTTTATCTTTAAAGTTGCCTGTTTGGTCCATGCCATCGTAAGAAGTGGCAATGTAAGGCATAGGACGCCAAATTGTGTTGTTAGAGCGCTCAGCTTCAACACCACTCATGCGGTATTTATTTACTAACTTTGATAGAACAAGTTGGTCTTGAAAACTCTCCAACATTTCCTCAAAGGCAACGCGTTCTTCTTTAGAGAAACTATTAGACATTATTGCCTACTCCATTATTGATTTTGTTTAAGCTTTTGCTTGTATTCATTAACTTTGGTGTAATCGCCTGTTTTCTCAGCGTCTGCGCGGAGTTTTGCAAGCGTGTTGTCCACTGAGCCACTTAAAGCAGCAGAGCCACTCGGCTTACGTTCTGGACTAGTTGAAGGTTTTCGTGCTGTCATCTTGATCTGAGCGTCAATTTTTGCTGCTGCAAATGAGAATAGAATCGGGTCAGTAATAGCTGCCAATTCTTTTGCCTTTTGAGGGTTTTTACCTAGGTGATAGATAAGAAGTTCAGGCTTTTCTGCTGCGTGAATCAAAATACCTTGTTGAGTTTGAGATAGCGCATCTCGCGCAAGCTCTTCTGCCTCGTCATAGTCTCTTACTTTTGATTTAATTGCAGTCTTTTTGGTTTCATAGCTATTTAGCTTTTCTTGCCAAACCTTCTGAGCTTTTTCCTGCTCTTCGCGTTTGGATGCTTCTTGTTGTTCAAACTGAAGCTTTTTTGCATGCCACTCAGTTAGCTTAGCCTCGAATTCATCTGCATCGTAACCAACACTTTCAAGAGTAGGCTTCTCGCCTAACTCAATTGCTTCTGGTTTTTCTTTTTCATTGAGCTTGGCTTCAAGCTCCTTGATTCGACGATCAGATTCCTTTTTTTCTTTGCGAAGATCCTTTACCCACTGAGGCGCAGGCTTACCATGAAAGTCATCTTCTTCCTGTTCTTCTGGCTTTTCATCACCTACAACAATATCGAACTCTTCACCTTTTTCTTGAGTATCTTCACCTTCAGTTGATTCTGAATCATCTCGATCGTCTTCATCATTTTGTGTTTCAATATCAAGATTTTCGTCTTCTTGAAGTTCGTTTTGTTGCTCTAGATCTTGTTCAGACATTTGCTACTCCCTCACTCATAGGCTGAGCGGACGCCATGTTTTGTTGTGTTGCTTGGTTTATTTGCTGAACCATATCTAACGTTGCCTGTTGATCATCTCGATCCATTTTGGCTAACGTAGCTGCAGTATCAGCACGGGTTTTCTCTGCATCAGCAACCACTTTGATTGTGTCTGCTTTAGCCTTCTGAGCTTTGGCAGAAGCTTCTTCTGCGGCTGCTTCTAGGTACTGTGCATTTGGATCAGGTGGCTGATTCTGCGCTGCAGCCATCATTTCCTGTTGTTCCTCTTCGGTTGGCTCTACAACACCTAACTGCACAAGATATTTGCGGTAATAATTGCGGAAGTCTTTGATGCCTTCGCCTTCCATGTTCATGTAGATCATTGCAAGAAGAATCTTCATGTCTTGTGGATCTTGCGTATATGGAAGTAAGGCTTGTAATTGGCGTACGATTGCGGACTTCTTGCTTGACGAAGTTGGGCCAACATCTACACCGACATCGAATGATGCTTTGGTTAAGTCGTTTTCATATTCAATGCCAGACTCACCAATTACAGGTCTTGAAAGCTCTGCACTATCTACTTCATCCTGCTTGCCAATCGTCTTCATTCGACGACCTTCTTCAACATAAAGTTCTTTAGCCATTGATAGCCAAATAGCGCCACAACGCTTGATAGCCTTCGCAAAGTTGTCAATGTAGATATATGACTGCATGCCAAGTTGGTTTTGGACTAAATCAATCGCCTCTGCGCTGACATTGGCATTGATCTTTTCACCTTGTTCTTGGTTGCCTAAAAGCTCTCTAATGTCTACATCAGTTAATTGCAGTAAAGCAGCTAATGAAGGTGGAACTTGAGGCGGCTTTGTGTAAGCCATAGGACCTTGAGCAACTAACTGACCATTTGCATCAGTTAGAGGGTTTGCAAGCAAATATGGGTTGTTGACTAGATTGTCATTGGCCCACATATGTTCTAAGCCTGCCACCTGTTCAGGTGCCATGATTGGTTTTTCAATTGGCGATAGGGCTGCAATCTCACCTAATCGGCTAAGCTGCATGTTCTTGAGGCGTTGAGCATCTTTACAGAGGCGCACATGGCCCATACAGCGCTCTATGTTGTCAATGAACCAACGCTTGCCATAAACAGGAACAATCGGGATGAATCGACCTGCAATATATCCACAATCTTCAAGAATCTGAGAGCCGCTCATCATGTACTTGCGCACTTTACGACGCTCAAGAGTCTTAATTCTTAACTCTTGTGCACCTGTAGCATCCAATCGCTCTTGAATAGAAGGATCTTTTTCAAGCTCATCTGCCATGTAGCGCTGTTCGGTACCATCGATTAGCACAAAGATGTGCTGTTTCTCTTTGACTTTCTCAACAACGTAGTATTCAGCTACATAGACAATGTCAGGCGTGCACCAATCAAATTCTGAATTGGAAATGTCTTTATTCCAGCTAGCTGGATCATCACCATATTCTTCTTTGTAGGCATCATGTGTCATTGAGGTAAGTACAAAACAGAAGTTCGCATCTGCTTTGTCTTGACGTTTGGCATCTAGATCAAAGAATACACACGAGTCAGCATCAAAAATTGGCTCAATCTTGATGCGTTGGCGTTCATTCTCTTCGTCTTCCTCATCCTCTTCGCATGCACGTAAACGGAAAGCACCAAAGCCACCACCTACTGCCTCTTCAAAAGCATTGTCATATGCTTCTTCTGCACCTGAATCCTGTTCATCTGCCCGGTACAGACCATCACATGTATCTGCTAAATCATCATTCTTCGTACCGTCTTTAGAAACGAAATCTACTGTGATTCGGTTATTTCGATATTCATTAATAATTCGAATGACAGCCAAGTGGATTTTATTGACTTCAAACTTCGGCTTATTTGCGAATTGCTCGCCTAGCTTGCCTTCCCATTGCGCCCCAGCGATTGAATAAAAACGACGATCCTCTAAACACTGTTGACGTTCATCACGCACAGCACTTTGAATTTTGTCGAATTGAGCTTTTGCACGGGCGTGAATGGTCGCAAGTTGTTCTTTTTTAGTCACAACTTGACCTCACTTAAATTGAATTATTACCAGCAATGTGCTGTTGGAATTACTGTTACTTTTGGTTTTTTAGGTTTGCCAACTAAGCCTTTTCGAATCGCAAAGCGACGCATCATATAGCCGTAGCGAACAGCATCAAGGACATCCTCGCCTACCTTAACAATTCGTCCTTTCTCATCACGATGGTATTGAAGGAACTCATCAAAGAATGCTCGTAGTCCACGGAAAACTTTAAATTTCCCCTTACGCATTAGATCAAGGATTTCAAATAACCCTGCCTCAACACCATTTGAGCCATCAGGCCATGTTGCATGTGTTGGCAACATATTAAAGCCAGCTTCTTTGTAGTAAGACTTCTGTTGGTTACCTGAACCTTTTTCTGTCTGCAAACCATCCAGAGGCCAAGCAATCGGCACACCTTCGGCCCATGACTTAACTGCACCCCAAGCTTCATTAGGAGATACTTGACGCTGTTTCCAAGCATGAGTGACATAGATCGTTTCTGTATCCATATCAATTGCAAGTTGAACTTGTGCCTGTGGGTGATCCCAACCAAAGTCCATACCACCAATTACCATCCAATGATCAGGAATCTCGAATGGATCGCATGTGATGTAGTCTTCACTCAAATCATAAATACGACCATGACCAAGCATTGGAACGCCTTTTGTTCGCATCTCGCGTTGATGTGGAGGAAATGATTCAAGAAGAGTCTGTTTAGTCTGCTCAGATAAATGGGTTACATCATCCCATCCAGCTTGAATCAAATATTGGCCTTTCGAAGGAGTATCCATAAACTGAATAACAAGCTCAGTGCGACCGTTCTCAGGTGTAAACGTTAGAATTCCTCTACCGCCTCTGCCTTGATCGCCTGTTGCGGTACGAGTCAAAACCTGTGGGAAAATCTGTTGATCTTTCGGCTCTTCATCAATGTGATACCAGTCAACACTGTCACCCATCAATGCATGCTGCCCTTGAGAGTAGGACCACAACTGAACTTTTGATGTTTGATACTGAACATCACCACCACCACCATGACGCACATAAACAGTACGCATAGCATTTGGTGTACCTGTCATTGACTCATGCTCAAGAATGTATTCGGGAGGAATTAGCCCACCAGTCCAATTGTTCTCAATACGTCTACCAAAAATAGGAGTTTGCAAGAGGTCTCTGATCTTTTCACCTGAGTACCCTAATAACCAGATTAAGGGAGCTTTATCAAAAGTATGCCCATCCCACCAATCCGGATAATGTCCAAGCGCATGAATAGTGTCTACATAAGTACCGGTCATTGTTTTCCCGACACGGTTAGCAGCCATTAACATGACTTGTGAATATTGACTAGTCGCTTTGATTAATTCTTTTTGGAATGGATATAACTTGTCGCCAAAATCTTTATATCTATATTCTTCAAGGCGTCGCGCCTTTTCTTCCAGCAATGCTAAATATTCAAGCTTCTCCTCTCTTGTCATTTGGCATCACCTTATTTTCAAGCTCTTTGATGCGCTTATCTAAGTCATCATCGGCTAGGTTTTTAATATCAACTTTTCCTGAATGTTCATGCTGAACTTTGTCTGTAAACATATTCATATGCTTACCAAGTAGCTCATTGGCCTTGTTAGCAGCGGAAAATTCACCCTCTGCCATAGCTTGTTCAGCAATGTCTCTAAGGTTTTTAATTACCATGTACTGATCAACACGAAGGTCGGCCATTCGTTCTAGGTTTAGATATGCAATTCGATCTTGTACATCTTGACGCTTATACACACTCCAAGCGTTTTGACGATGCTCGTAACCTGCTGCTTCTCCTGCCTCAGAAATTCTTAATTTAGGGTTTGCAATATATGCTTGGCAGAACTTCTCATGGCGTTCATCTTCAAGTGGTTCTGCGCCTTTGATTTGTTCTTCCATTGGTACCTCTATTGTTCTAATGCGAATTTAAGATCATCAGGCGTTTCCAAATAACACCCATGTTTGTTGCAGAATGCGTGAATGTCGTTTAGGTATTCAGTGAATTGAGCTGTACTTGCGTCTGTCGTGCTCATTAACTCACAAAGTCCATCAGCTACTTGTTGATAGGCTGGATGCTTAGAATCCTTCAATTCTCTAACAGCCTTGAATGTTTTCTTGTATTGACCAACGTCATCACGATCATAGATTTTTGATAGGAAGTTCTTCTTAAAGAACAGATGCTCATAGTCTTTATCTGTACCTTGACGTTTAGCCCACTGATTAAGCCACATCCAGTACAAACGGTTTTGCGCCTTTGTCCTATCGGTTACTTGTGGTGCAATCAGTACGACTAACGGCTTCCCTTCATTCGCTGCCTTTGCATGATTACTATTGAGATAGCCAATTACATAGTTGATGTCAGAATGGTTTTTGATGACGAATCGTGGTTCCATTTTGACCTCACTAACTGCCGTACACCTTTATTACAGCCATACAAATAAGGAAGGCCACCATGACAATAACGTTTGCAATATCACTACTTTTCATTTTGACCTCACTCAGCACACCAGATTTGAATCTTCCTTTTCAATCTCTACGCGCAATGTATAGTTACTGCTCCCATCGGGAACAAACGACCACTCTTTTATTTTGCAGTCATTTTCTATTTGGAATTGATTTAGAAAAGCTAAGAGCTCAACTTCAAACTTATCTTCAAGTATTTCTACAATCGGCTTTACCATTTCACTTTCCCGCATAACTCTGGCCAATCAGAAGGCGTACTAATTTCAATAGTGAAACCGCGATCTTTTAATTCTTGGAGATACGCATCTGTTAATTCTTTATCTTCTTTAAGGTGGTAAGGAAGATCCATTGCACAAAAGCTTTCGCCTTTCTTAGTTTGACGCTTAATTGCACCTTCAATTTGTTTCTTACACTTATTAAATGTTCCTGGTTGAGCCATTTTCTTTCTCACAAAAAAAAGAGCCTATTGGCTCAGTTAAAATATTTCTTCATCTTTAAGATTAAGCATCCGCTCTGTTTTTTCTAACATTGCATCAAACCAGATAACT